AGACGATACTCGCGGGGATAATCCTGTTGATATAATTCGATCTACTTATTCATGGGCTGCTTCATTGCCCAATAGCGTTCTTCTTAATGCTGCCAGACATCCAGATTATCTGAGGCTTCTGATAGAGTATGACGCAACAGGAAAGGATTTACCATTGACGGTTCCCACATGGATATTAGAAGGAACGGATAGACCTGCTGAAGACGAAGAGGAAACTGCAAGCTGGATTTCAAATCACCCAGCTATGCAGACGCAAGAATTAACTTGGACTGCATAACATGCCTATAAAGAAAGTTAAAGGTGGTTACAAGTGGGGTAATAAAGGAAAGGTTTATAAATCTAGACAGGGTGCAGAAAGACAGGCTCGTGCAGCTTATGCCTCTGGATACAAGAAAAATAAGTAGGGTGCTAGTGTGTTGCCTGTTATAGCAGATAGCGTCAAACATAAGAATAATAATGCCGATGCTGCACAAAAGTTTGCTGAATGGGCGCACACTGCGCCCTTTGAACTTGTTCTGCTGGCATATGCTGATTGTCATGATGATCCTAATATTGACGATTCTTTCATTAGGACTCTGGGTCAGTTGGATCGTTATTATCTTGGGGTCTTTTTGTGTAACCGCCATGATATGGTTCATCCGTGGATTTACGAAAGATGTAGAGAGGTAGAGTCTGCTCCAGATAGCCACTTAGACTTATGGGCGCGATTCCATTATAAGAGTTCAATCATTACGTTTTTGGGTACTATTCAGGAAATTTTATGTAACCCAGATATAACGATAGGGTTGTTATCGTATTCTGCTAGACAGGCAAAACCTTTTTTACGCCAGATAATGCAGGAATTCGATTCTAATGAAAAGCTTAAACAACTCTATCCTGATATCCTATGGGATAAGCCTAGACTTCAGGCTCCCAAATGGGCTGAGAATGAGGGGATATGTGTTAGGAGATTTGCTAACCCGAAGGAACAAACTATTGAGGCCCACGGACTTGTGGATGGTCAGCCTACTGGACGACATTTTGATCTTATTATTTATGACGACGTAGTTGTTCAAGACGCTGTTAATACACCAGAACAGATAGCAAAGACAACTCTCTCTTGGGAATTGTCATTAAACTTGGGGTCAACCCATAATCCTCGTTACCAATATGCTGGTACTCGATATTCTTATGGGGATACTTATGGAACTATTCTTCAGAGGGCGGCAGTAAAACCTAGAATTCATCCCGCGACTGTGGATGGGAAAATGGATGGAGAGCCTGTCTTTCTTCAACCCAAAAGATGGGAAGAAATAAAAAAGACAACCTCTACCTATATTGTTGCTTGCCAGCAACTTTTAAATCCTATTGCTGGTTCGGATGTAGCATTTAAAGAAGAGTGGTGGACTGAATGGGAGATCCGACCTTATACTTTAAATGCCTATATAATGTGTGATCCGGCCCATTCCAGAAAGAAGGGATCGAATAGAACAGCTATCGCTGTAGTTGGCGTTGACGCGAATTATAATAAGTTTCTTCTGGATGGTGTTTGTCATAGACTTTCTTTGTCTGAGAGATGGACTACATTAAAAATGCTCAGAACAAAGTGGAAGACAGCGCCGGGAATAAGAGAAGTTAAGATTGGATATGAAAGGTACGGAGCGCAGTCGGATATAGAACATTTCAAAGAAATGATGAGGATTGATGGAAGTTCTTTTCCGGTATATGAATTAAACTGGACAGGTGGAGGTGGTTCACAATCGAAGAGAGACAGGATTCAAAGACTTGAGCCAGATCTAAAAGATGGTTCTTTTTTCTTTCCGTATCCAACAGACGAGAAGAGGTTGACTTCTCATCAAAAAGATTATAAAATAAAGAAGCAGGAGTTTTTGATTTCTAAAAAAATTCTAAGAAAGAATGAAGAAGGGAAGGTGTATGATTTAACGGACTGGGTTAAAAGAAATGAGTACCTGTTATTTCCCACCATCCATCCTGATTTTTTAGACGCTCTTTCTAGAATATATGATATGGACGCGATGCCTCCCATATCAAGGACTAGGCATTCCTTAGAACCTGAAGCGGAGGCAAGATTTTAATGAGAAAATTTAGGATTGGGGGAAGACGGGAAGGCCCACCGAGAAGAGTTGCCTACCGCATGACTAACGGAAGGAAGTTCTACGAAAAAAGTCCAAGGACTTTTCCTTATGGGAAGATGCCTTATTTCGAAGATTACTATGTAACCACAGGATACGTGAGCGACGCATAATGGCAGATATTACATTAAGAGAAACAGAGGGCAGACCTCTTACATTTGCTGAAGTTGACGGAAATTTCAGTAATTTAAATGATGATAAGCAGGAGACTGTTCCAAGACTTAATCTGGTTACGTCATTAGATGCAGCTTCTGATAAGTTATCTTTTTATGATACGTCCCACTCTGTTGAAAGGGCTATCTTACCTGCAAATATATTAGCCTTTGTAGAGAGGACTGTTGTATTAAAATGTGTAGCAGATGGAATTGCCCCTTATACAGGAAATGGAATAACTCATTTTGTTATTCCCTCATCCTTGAACGGTAAGAATTTAACTAATGCAGAAGCGCATGTTTATACAGTAGGGACTGGCGGTTCAATAACAAACGTCCAGATTAATAATTCCACCACTACAAATGATATGTTATCAACTCCGATTACTATTGACTTGACTGAGAGCGATTCTTCTACAGCTGCAACACCTCATGTAATTGGACCAAATAACGCTGTATCAACAGCAGATGTTATTAGGATAGATGTTGATGCGGTTGCTACAAATACATTAGGTCTTGAAATAAGAATGGTATTCTCTACCTAATGTTACAATTAGGAGTTACTACAGAACCACCTTCAGTAAAAATTGGAGAAAGAGTTTCAGTTCCAGAAATTATCTGTGAGGTAAATGAAGACAAAGATAAGATAAGGGAAAATATAAAAGCTAACGTGAAGTTGGGTTTGATACAAGTTAAACCGTATGAAACTCAGATGGAAAAAACTATAAGTTTAATTTGTGGTGGCGCCTCTTTAAATGATGATAAGGTTTATCAAGATCTTTTAGATAAGTATCTTAGAGGTACAAAAGTTGTTACTGTTAATGGCGCTTATAAGTGGTGTTTAGATAAAGATATTAAACCATCTGCTCAGATTGTATTAGATAGCAGAGAATTTAATAATAGATTTGTTGATCCTATTATTGATAATTGCAAGTATCTTATCAGTTCTCAGTGTCATCCCTCTATGTTTGAGAAGCTTAAAGATAGAGAAGTTCATATATGGCATTGCGCTGGTGATGATAATTTTGATCTTTTAAAAGAAGTTTATGGGGATGATTATTTTCCAGTAATGGGCGGTTCTACAGTTACTTCTAGGGCTATTCATTTGTTGAGAATGTTAGGGTTTCCTAAGTTAGAGATTTATGGATTTGACAGTTGTATTATGGATCATCATCACGCGTATGAGCAATCCGAAAATGATGATGAAGCGATTTTAAATATTATGGTATCTGGGAAAGAGTTTAAATGTACTGCAGCCCATTACCATCAAGCAAAAGAGTTCGTTGATATGATTTCTAAAACCGGCGAACATTATGATTTGGCTGTTCATGGGGATGGTCTAATTTCACATATAATTAAAAATCCCCATTCGTTGAAGAAAAAAGAGGAGGTAGAATAATGGCTGCTACTGCTTGGAGTTTTTATAATTCCTTTAGGGAGTATATCGGTAACGCTGCGTTTGATCTAGATGGTACAGGTACAGGTTTTTATATGGCGCTACACACGAGTGCCGCAAGCGCTCTTGTGAATACAAAGACGTTATCAACACAAGCATCACTTGCTAATGAGGTTGCAAGTGGTAATGGTTATACAACTGGAGGCGCATCTGTTACTGCTAGGACTTGGGCTTCTGTTGCAACCGATAAGTATCGTTTCGACTCAACTGCTGTTGTATGGACCGCTACTGGCGGAGCAATCGCAAATATTAAATATGCAGTGATCTATCAGGCTGGTGGCAAGTTAGTCTGCTTCTCGAAACTTTCGACAGCCCAGTTTACTTTAGCAGCGGATAATACACTCACTGTCACGCCAAGCGCTAGTGGCATATTTGAACTAGCATAAGGGGGTATTATGGGAGTAGAAACTGCTACATTTATCAGCCAACTTTCGGCTACAAATCCCCTTGGAACAGATCCAATCTCACAAGGCGACGATCAAATTCGTCTTGTCAAGGAAGTTCTTCAGGCTCAATTTACCAGTCTTGGCGCAGCAGCAGTTACAGGAACCGCAGCTGAGTTAAACTTAATTGATGGATATACTGGTACAACGGCAGAATTAAACTATTTAGATATTACTACACTGGGGACTTCAGAAGATTCTAAAGCGCTTACACAGGCGTCGAGTGTGGTTACTGTAGGTGCAACTTCTGGTAATCAGGTTCTGAACATAGCATCCCATGATCTTGTGGATGGTGGTTTAAAATTAGCTGGCACTCTTGTTACTGCGTCTGCTACAGAAGTTAATCTATTAGATG